GTACAGTTTGCTAACTCCGTATGGGCTACGTGGGCGGAATGGAGTGAGTTCTCCTTGTTGCCCAGCTTCTGTAGCATTACCAAACATTTCACTTGTGCTGGCTTGATAAAAGCGGGTGTTAGGAACATGGCTGCGAATTGCATTCAGCAAGTTCAACACACCAATCGAATTTACTTCAGTTGTGAGTTTGTTGAGATCCCAACTTGCTCCTACAAAACTCTGTGCTGCTAGATTGTATACTTCGGCGGGCTTGAGAGTTTGCATGAGATGATTCATGTTGTTTTCATCGGTGATATCACCAGTTACTAACTCAATATCATTTTCTATGCCCAACCATTTGATATTGTCCAAGTTTGGGTTTGAATATCGTTTTACAAGGCCGTACACATGATAGCCTTTTTCAACCAGTAGTTTGGCAAGATACGGGCCATCTTGCCCAGTCATACCTGTAATAAAAGCAGTTTTTTTCATTAGAGTCTCCAATGAAGTATGTATGCGTCTAAGACCTGGTGGCGGTATATTTGTTGTATCCAGCACGGATGTATTTTTCCTTGCCGGCATTGTGCCCTAATCGATCTCGTACCAGGCAATGATTAAACACCCCTCGCCCTTGGCATAGATCCAGCACATCCAGTTTCATGGTTTTGTACAAGTGTGAAAACCAATATCCATCCCATGTTTTGTCATGATTGTAGATATTGAGATTGTCGTAGTCTTGTGTGATTTTTTCAAGTAACGCAGGCATCTGTTGGTGCAGCATGTTGAACACCATCAGTCCAGTTTCAAAATGCAACCCATGCTTTAGATTCTCAAAATGCACAGCAAACAAATGCTTGCCTACTAGATCATGTGCAAAAGATTTAGGAATAGTGCTCTTGCTGTAGGTATCACCATCTAAAAATACCACATGATTGTCAGTGGCATGTTTTAGTGCATGAGACATTGCATATACTTTGTGACACCATTTGACTGTTTTTTGTACACGTCGTTGGTACTTGATATCTGTTGGGCGCGAATCAATCATGTGTTGACTTTGTGTTTTGAATTCTGCCAATTCAGGAGAAACTGATAACAAGTCAATTTGATGTATTCTAGGGTGAGTGGGCAGTTGAAATCCTTCTGTATACACAGTCAGCACATGATCAACTGGCCAATGTTGTAACCAGGTATTAATCATGTGCTGACCATATAGATCCAATCCATCTTTACTAAAAGTAGTGATGGTTTGTGTCATACTGTGATGTCTTCCATACCTGCTGTACGTAACCTAACCACATGGCCCATTTGCCATTGTTTGCTGTCTAGCCCTTTGAGAATACCCAACCAGCGATTACGTAACAATGCTACTTCGTTAATGATTGTTTCAAAATCAATCACTTCATCTTCACCTTCTGCATACTTTTCAGCATCTCTCGAAGTGAGCGCACGAGCATAGCCTTCAAGATATTTCTTGTAATGCTTTCTACGTATCTTGCGCAGTTGTATGTTGAGATAGTTTAATACTGCCTCAACTTCTTGCAGCTGATTAAATCGTTGTTCAGTGATACCTGGAAGAGCCGTGATGTTTTTTTCTAGAACACCACGGATCCTGCAATCATTCTTGGCTGCATCCAGTTCTGTTTCATAGTATGTGATAAAATCAGGAATGGCTGAAAGATCAGCCACTACGCGGCTATACCACATCAGTTTTCCCAGTCGTCGGCGTGGTAATCTTCTTCTTCGTCAGCTTCTTCTTCATCTTCGTCCTCATAGCTCTTGTCATTGTCAAGATATGCTGTGAGAGCACGTTTGATATCTGAATCACCTTTGAATGTATTTTTAATGGCATCAACATCACAATCGTTATCAATCAAGATTGCAACTATGGTTTCAGCTGCTTCGTCACGATCAACTGTGTTTACATATCGTTTGAGTTCAGACCAGAGTTCGCTGGCCACTGCTACTGCTTCATTCATCTACTGTGTCCTCCGGGGTACTTACCTCTTCCTTGTGATTTCCAAAGTCTGCCATGGCACGGTCCAAACAACCTTCTTCGTTGGCTTCCCACTTCTTACGAAACTTCTTGATGATCTCACCGTCGCTGGTAACAAATACTAGACTATTACCTTCCTTCTTTAGGAGACTGCGTTTCTCCATGAGATCTACCATGCCCGAATATGGACTCATACCTGTCTCATAAGGAATCTTTACCTGCACGCCTTCGAAGGGTTTAGCATAGCGTGTTTTCATTACTTTACAGGAAGCACGAATACCCATCACATCCGAAATCTTGTTACCGTCTTCATCTTCTTTCAGCTTGAGTTTCTTCATGGCTACAACAATTGAACTAGCATAGATGAAACCTTGCCCGCCGCTGATCTTGTCATCTGGATCAAACATATCCTGACTTGCATAAGTGTGATTAGTACAAACCAGTCCCACATTGTATGAACCAAACATGTTTACACAGTTACGCACCAAGCTAGTAAGTGCTTTGGGCTTACGACCCATATCACCCTTCATGTCACCTGCTTCAAATTGGTTTACGTCAGTAGGAGTCAATAGCATACCCAATGAGTCAATTACAAACATTACTTTAGGACGATCATTTTCTGGCAATGCTTTATAGTCGCTCATGAATGTGGAGATCGTTTTGGCTACATCGTCAATCATGGCCATGCTTAGTTTAAGCAATTTGCTATCGCTTGTGTCTACACCTAGTGCTTTGAGCCAATCTTCATCCAACGCATTTTCACTATCCACTAGCACCACATAGATGCCTTGTGCTTGTGCGTTCTTGATGATGTTGCCTGAACAGATATAGCTTTTGCCTGCACCTGATTCACCAGCAAATACAGTGACCTTGCCCAATGGAATACCTCTAGCGAAGTCTCCTGAGATCAAATAGTTCAATGCATAGTTGCCTGTTGATACCCAATCAGTGGGGTCATTAAACCCAATGCTCAATCCTTCGATTGATTTGGTAATTTCCTTACGGAACTTGCTTACGTCAAATGGTTTTCCCATAATTTTTCCTATATGTTTTTTACAGCAGATACGTTAGAATTGATCTGTACTGTTGTAAATCATTAACAAAGTTTTTCTCTAACTTTATCTTTTCAATTATTGAATCAATGCTGCATGTGGTATTTAAAAACTGATTATACAATACAATATCTTCAGTATAAAAATGAATCAATTTTTTTATTGTGTTAGGATTAGTCAAGCTAATCATTATTTTGGAATTTACATTTTTATGCGGTACATTTGTATCCACATATTGCAAATCCGACAATGGTTTGATTTGAAATTTAACATCTAATACTTGAGAAATTCTTAACAAAAACCAAAATTGAGGTGCAGTGTGTGCATCGAAGATATGAAAATGTTCGTGTTTATTCAGTATATCTTCAATCACATACCGTGGCATTTGCAACATTGCACTCTGAGTTGCTAATCCTGATAATACTCTTTTGATTGCATCTCTTACAAATACAGTGATCGTTTTTATATTGTTGTTTTTAACATATTCTGCCGAAACTACTTTGAATAAATCTGGCTTATCAATAGCTAAACTTGATAAGGTGGTAGATCCATTTTTTAGTATAAGTGCAAAACATTCATTAGTTTGAGTGTTGACAACAAAATTTACATCACTGTTCAAAAAATTGTTACAAAAATTTAGCATTTCAAAATAGTACCACAGAGTAACTGTGGTACTACCCAATATTATTGTTTTTGTCGAGCTCGAATCATGGCCAAAATGTCTTCAGCTTTCTTGTTGCCTTCTGCTGGCTTAGACACAGGTGCCGACGCCACTGCTGGCTCGTCATCAAAGTTATTTGCCACCGGTGCTTTAGCTGCTGGCTTAGACACTGGTGTATCTTCATCCACATCTACTGCTGCTGCTGTTCCGACCGGTGCACTCATCCCAGCTGGACGATAGTATTGTCCCCAACGTTCTGCATCAAATGGTTGGCCATCTACGCTGGCTTCAAACATTTCTTTAATCACATTGAGTTCCACTGATGTGGGCTTCTTAGGCAAGAAGGTGCTGAGATCAAACAAGCCATATTTTTCAATTGCTGCTTGTTCAGCTTCGGTTAGTGCTGACTCTTTACGTGACCACTTGCTGGTGTTGTAATCAGCAAAGCCACCCTTTTGAGTTTTTGCAATGCGGAAGTCTAGACCAGCTGAATAATCAGTTGGCAAGTTTTCCAATTCTGGATCCATCAATGCACCTTTGATGATTGCAAAGATTTGAGGTCCAATCACAAACTTGCGGATGGGGTTGTCCGGAGTTTTGTCGTCTGCAAGAGGATTGTCACGCACAAATCCTTGATAGATGTAGCTGCGCTTTTTCCAATACTTGCGACCCATTTCTTCAAGACTCTTGTCCTTGAACCAAGGACGTACTTCAGTAAGGATTGGGCAAGTCTCACCCCACATTTCCATGCAAGGTACTTGTACCATAACTTGTTTGGATTCCATCTCTCCTTTGACGCCGTTGAACGGCAGTCGAATCATGGCCCGTTCGGCCCAGAAGAATGTGTTTTTGGTGTTGCCATCCGGTAAGAATCGGAAGGTTGCGGCTTGTCCTTCATCCATGTTCCAGTGTGGGTAAATTGAATTATCGCCTCCACCTGTGGATGTTTTGCCTTTGTTTTCTGCTGCCTGTAGTCGTGCTCGAATTTCTGATAAAGTTGCCATAGTGTTTCTCCTGTAAATGCCTATGTAAAATGCCTATCTAATGATTTAGATTGTGTTGCCTGTGCCACAAATGAAAAAGCGCAAACACAGTGTAGTATATGCGCTTTCTGTCTCTGTGTCAATGTTATTTATGTCATTTGAGCAAACTCAATGATTTTATTCTTGCCAGTTGTGTTTCGTAGATGCCGTCGGAACATTCTGTCAGGCCATGTACTGGACAGTAATGATTCTCCATGGTGTAGTTGCATTCTTTCAACGCACCTGGTTGCTGTGCTTGAAATGCTGCAAACTTCTTAGGATCTACTCCACGAGCAGCAGCAATTGCACTAGTTGGCATTAATGCATTCGGATCTACATTAGGATCAGCAGGAGTTGCTGTCATGGTGCGGATTCCACTTGCATAATCTTGTTCAGCACCAAACTTACCAATACCTGTATCGTATTTTACTGTGCTTTTGACTGGACGACCTTGCGCATCTACTTGCTGTGTAGCTTGAAGTGGGCCTTGATTGTAATCAGTAGTTTGTCCGCCCGAGGCGTGCTGCGTCTGCTGTACACCTGCAACTCGTGGACCCACTATGTCCTCGTCTACTTCTTCTTCAAATGTGGATGGATTGTCTCCTTCGGCCACTGGTGCTACAGGAGCAACTTGATCAGGCAACGGTGCTTCTGCCGGAACTGGTTCGGCTACAGGTTCTTCAACTGGAACTGGTTCAGATACTGGCTCTGTTGGTTGTTGTAATGCGCTAGATAATTCAGCAAGTTCAGGTATTCTATCTTTGTTACGCTCGATCCAGGCTTGCACAAGTGGTACTGCATCTGCTGTGGGATCTTCTTCAGCCATGGCACCCAGTTGATCAAACAATGCATCATCGCCAATCAGGTTGTACAACACATCTGTTACATCTTCTGCATCAGGACCCAGTGGTTGCGGCTGACTCATCCACATTTTGAGTTCGTCCATTTGCTCAGGAGTTTCAGGTACTGCCCATGTTCCTTCTACCAGGTTGGTTGCCCATGATTCAAATATTTCAGCTTCCTTCATGGCTTGTGATTCTTTTTGTATGCGTGCCAACATTGGCAATGCTTGTTCTATTCTAGGATCAATACGTGTTTCAATAAACATACCACGAAGATCTTCCACAACCATGTCTGATTCAGAAATCTCTGCTGGTTGCCAAGATTCAAAATACTTCTGGTATCCACGACCATTGGCCATGTGTTTTAGATTTTGATTGAGTCTTTGATAGTATTGATCAGTTTCCGTTACTAAACTAGCAGCAGATCCTTCATACACACGACCATGCTGTGCTCTGCGGAACTGACTCAACGTATTCAGCTGGCTTACTGTTTCAGAGATGTGTTGTCCACGCATGTCGTAAGGGTTACCACCTTGACGTACATGTTCTACCATGGCTCGGCCACCGGCTAGTTTACGGAATGGCAAACGGAAACGTTCACCTTCGGCAGTTTCAATAAACAAACTTTCCACATAGCGATAACGCTTGTCACCTTCCACTATGGGTTTGGAATGCTTGATCATGAGTCTAGCATCAGTTGGCTCACCTGAGTAACTGACTTTGCGTGTACCGTAGAAACTCTCTGTGAGTGCTGCTTGGCCAGCTATGGCGTACTTGAGTCTACTCATGTTGTCCAAGCTGAAACCACCGCGCACTTTGCTAGTGCGGATGGCAAAGTTTTTCAGTTGTTCTAAGAACCCAGTTTGCCCTGTATCTGGATCACCGTACCAGGCTTTTTTATCTTCTGGATCCATGGTACGACCCAGGTTGTCACCAAAGTACACAGTCATACCGCCGTTTTGATCCAGCAGGATTACCATGGTTCCGTAGTTTTTGCCAGTGGGTCCTACCCAATCAAAGCTAAACATGTCTGCTTCGGAGACATCAGGAACTCCGCGGTCGTTTACAGCGGGTTTTCCGGTCTTGGTACTGAGTGCGTCAACGTCAAAATCACGTGTGATTAAGAGGTTGTTGAGTTCGCTTGCGATTGAATTTTGTGCCATATAGTATTTAGTGCATTACAGATGTTTGTTATATTGGCCTCTTTTTGCACCACTCATTGTTTGAGAAATTCTGATTGCAAGTTTTGCTACTCTTTCGTCAGTATTTTTAGTTAATCCTTTGTTCCACGCAACCCTTTGTGTAGGAATAGGAATAGATAATAAGGATTTGCAGTTGTTATTATGAAATCGAGTTATAATATGACTAGCAAACCATCCATGACAAACATCGCACTGCTTTTTGGGCTTTTTAATCCCTTTGTAGTTTCCTGCTAATAAAGTTTGTCTAATTTTGTTCCGATGTTCGTTATCTATTATTCTACCTTGCAAGGCTAAATTTGGTTTTCCAGTGTTTGCTACTGACAACGCGATTGCATTTTGCTGTTTGATAGATTCATACATCCGAGAAGAAACTTTATACCTATCTTGGTAACTTCTTCCTTGGTTAATGATTTTCCATGCTGCATGACACATACTTCTTTTTTGTTTTCCAATGGTCATTTTTGTCAGCAGCAGATGGCATATGTAATGTTCTTTTGCTGTTAGTTTAACAAGATTATCTAGAGAATTATTTCCGCCCAAACTACGAGGAACGATATGATGTTTTTCAACGTATACAGATGTTGGTAAGGTTCTTATTTTTGCATTTGATATAATGTTATTATACCAATGGGTATATTTGTTTTGTAAATACATTTGCTGTAACTCCTTTCAGTTATAGAGCCAGTGGATCTTGCCGGATCGCGATTGGCACTTTTATTTACCTCATCATTACAGAGATAAAGGGCATGGGTTCTATCACTTCTTCACCGTGATCACGCATGTGTGTGCTTAGTTCAGCGTAGAAGCTTTGCAGTGTGGTCAGCATGCGAACTGCTAGTATTGTGGCCATTATAAGGTCATCTGTTTCACCAGGTTTGGCAGCATAGCTGGTGCCGTGCGCCACAAAGTTCTTGAGCTCACTGATTAGGCTGTTGCTGTTGATTTTCATACGGCCAGTTTCAATCAAGTTCTTCAGCTTGGAACAAGCAGCCAATTTGGTTTTGTTTGTGGTGTTGTATCCCTTGCGGAATCTACGTGTGCCCGGACCGCTGGTGTCACTAAGGAAATATCCTTTGATGTTTTCTTCACCCCACTCAGCAATAGAAATCAATGCTGCTTCACCAATGGTGTTGTTTTCTACCGAGTAGTAAATGCTTTTTTCATCGCCTACCGTATCGTATATGTACTTGATGATATCTGTTAAAATACGGATCTGTTCAGGTATGGGCGTTCGGTTGTGACGCCATTCTCCCACTTGCCGTGTGGTGTTGGCTTCAAAAATCTGTATAGCAGCAGGATCACCACCTGTACCCAAGCTAGGATCTAATGCCACAACGTATACTTGATCTTTGCGTATGGGTTCAAACCAACGCACTTGCCCAGTTTTGTGTGTGGGATCTCGTCCTTGTAGATCTAACAGTTTGGCGGGCGCAATCAATGTTTCGTCATTGATAATGAACTCGCAGCCCATTTCTCGACGGAATCGATCATCGCCCAACTGTGCTCGCATGGCATCGCCCCACGCAGCATCACGATCAGGATGTTCTTCCCAGTAGCTGCGATAGGCTTTGAATCCATTCATACCCAGTTCAGTAGGGTTACCATATTCATCTTCACACTTGTTGGCACCTTTCCACAAGTACGCAAACTGATCTTCATCTGAGTTAGGTGTGCTTGTGATAATAGCTTTACCACCTGTGGCCAGTGTGGGTGCCATAGCAGTCCAGAACTCTGATGCTATAGTAGGTCGCACATACGCAAACTCATCTGCGTATAGTAAAGTAATACTCATACCACGACCGGTTGTTTCTGTTGTAGTAGCTGATACTATGCGGCTACCGTTTTCAAAGTCTATTGACCCTTTGTTGTAATTTGTGGCACCTGCTCTGATGTGATCCGGGCACAACTCATAAGCAAAACGGATACGCTGCATAATCTCTTGAGCACCGGTATATTTGTGTGCTGCAATCAAGATGGTAGAGTCTGGCACAAACATGGCGTACCAAAGTATATAACCAGCTGCTGATGTTGATTTACCAGTCTGCCTGGGCATCATGGAGATCGAATAGCGGTAGTTGTGGTATGTGTCGATCAGTTTCTTCTGATAATCAAAAGGATGATACAGCATCTTGCCCTGTGTGGGATGCTGGATGTAGAAGAAGTTGTCCATGAAGTAGTGCGGACCTGTGTCGGGGTCAGCACATTTCAAGAACTCTTCCAGTTGTTCTTCTGTGAATTTTTGACGACGATGTGGTGCCTTGATCAGCACCGTTTCATTAGCAGCGGCCATAGTCAGTTAGTTATCTTGAATTTACCCGCAATTGATTATATCAATTGCACCAGGATGTTTTGGCTTCGCCGTAGTATTCTCGTGCAAATCCGTTTTGTATCAACATGGCTCTGAGACTTTGCCCGTTGAGTATGACATCGCCCAGCACTCGTCCACCATACTTGTCCCAGTCCATGATCACAACCTGGCGTTGTGTGGCCTGGGCAATCACTTGCTTGGTAAATGCACTCGCTGCTTCACCACGATGTGCTTCACTGGCACAGGCTGCACGATGTCCTTTTTCAGGAGTATCCACACCGTACACTCTGATGCTGAGTTCTTTTTTGAGTGGTGCAGGCAAAAAGTCTGCTTGAAAAGCCACTGTGTCGCCATCGATCACACGAGTGATTTGTGCGTCATAGGTCACGCCAGGTTTTTGTTTGGGTTGTGCCATGACCAAGCAAGGCACAATGAGTAAGAGAGTTAAGAGTTTTTTCATAACTTTAGGCATAAACTGCCGAAGCATAGATGTTGGCAGTGTTACCGTCAAGACTGTAGTAGGTGATTACTGCTGTGGTTTGTGGAGTAACCGTTAATGTGTTATCACCTTGCATGTTTACGCTGCTAATACCCGCGGTAATAATGTCAGTATCAGCAGCAGAGGTATTGGTTGCTATAAGTGTAACAATACGGCCAGCAGTAATATTGCTGAATGCCACTGTAAATGCATCATTAAAAGTGCTTTTAACAATGTCGTCTGTGGTCACATTCAATGTCAATGTGGTGCCAGTTACATTGCCTGCATTACGAATTGAGTGCGTGACTAAACCAGTGTAGTTGGTGGCTGCTACATTACCACCGGTGATGTTGCCAGTAGCACTGATTAGTCCGCCAGTCTGAACATTGCCACCTGTGATGTTAGCAGTGGCACTTACAATACCGCCAGTTAATACATTTCCACCAGTGATATTGGCAGTGGCGCTTACTGTTCCTGCTGTGGTAAATTTAGTAGCCGAGATTCCATTGGCCACTGTGATGTTGGCAACTTCTACACGATTTGCGGCTGTGTCGCCCACTGGTGTAACAATAAAATTCAGTGTACTACCTTGGGCGGTGGTTGTTTGAGTTTCAAGAGCACGGAATTGTATCTGTGCCATGGCCACATTGCCCACGCCAGCGTCCGTGGCTGCTGTGGCATTGATGCGTAGCACATCTTCATTGGCCAAGACCTGAGTTGGTGATACCACATTGCCATTCCAGCGTCGTGCCACCCAGGCCACATAGTCACTGTTTCCATCGGTATAGGTGCGGCACGGGGTATCCAATTGCCCAGTTATGTGTAACATGGTACCCTCAATGCCAGGAGAAATTTCATCTCCTGTAGTTGATCCAATGATGTTAACTGCACCGTCAAGCCCCACCGCAGTTACTTTAAAGCTAACACTACCAGTTTCAGTAAAATATGCATATCTATTGGCAGTGTCCGGAGGAAGTCCATCAGTTTTATAAAAACCAACATTGCCTACTAATTGTATCTCTGCATTGCCGTCTGTGGCCAAAATCATGTTCTCGTCGGAGTTGACGATACTAAGAATATTGTTAGAGGCGTAGAAATTACCAAACGAAAACGAAAGATTAGCCGAATCAATTGTTAACAAGCCGGTATCTGAAATATTTGCTCCGGGTCCTGCACGAACTCCGCCAATTTTGACATTGCTTGCTGGTGAAATATTTCCACTCACAATCAAATTGCCTGTGATTATGCCAGAGTTGGCAGTAAAACTATTGATATTGATATCGGCAGAATTGGCTATTGACACTGGAATTCCGCCGGCTGTGTTGCCATCACTGAAGTAGAAAGCATTGGCATCAGGATTCCACCAGATGCGGCTTTGTTGCCCTACATAATTGGCGCCATTTGCGTTGTTGTCCCGGCTGGTAAAAAGATTCTGGATGAAACTCATTGTGGCCTCTTAGTCGTCTAAGGGACCATCACCACCGGCATTTACTTGTAACATGGCAGCCAATCTACGACGCAGTTGATCCACATCATCTTCTGGTTCAGGAACCACATCTTCGTGTTCGGGCTCGTCTTGATCTCCACTCATCCTGCTCACACTAAGTCTGTGTGGTGGCAGACCGCCGTCTTGGTCCGGCACATCTGGTGAATAGATGTTGTTCACATCCACAGCACGTTTCAGCAGTTCTAGTTTGAGTTGCAGTGGTGGAACCATGCGTTGTGGTGCTAGTTCGCCAAAGTCACTTTGGACCTCCACTGGTTGTTGATAGTCGTCACCTTCGGCGTTGCTTCCGTGGTCCACAACATCTGCTAGGTGTCTAAGTAAGTCGGCGATTTTCATGGTTTGTTTCCTGTTGTGTATTTACCTGGGATAGCCCCGGAAGCCGCGCACAGGACTTTGATGATTTACCATCTCGGGCTCTAGGCTGTTTGGCGTGCTCACCTGCACTTTTTTATTAGGTAGCCCTGCCATTGTTAACGCTTGATCAATTATTGGCTCAACGGAATTATCAAACCCAGCCACAACTGCATGCTCACCAAATGCTGCTTCTGCTGACCAAGTGGGCATGTTGGGAATTTTGTCTGTGCCGGCATCGCTTCTGGCACGGGCCAAGGCCACACCAAATCTATATATTTGATACGGATCAGAAGAATTCACACCGGGCAACACAAACACATGATTCATAGGATCTGCTTGCTCTGGTGGCAGGTGTTTGTTTTCGGTAATGAATTCTCGTGCTCTCATCTGGGATATCCTTTGAAGGCTTTCACAGGACTTGCGGTGCTGGTGCTGGGTATTTCTTGGCTGCGGAGATCACCGCTGTTGAGATCACGAAATTTAGTGCCTATGGCCTTGTAAGCCATTTTTAACTTGTCGGCTTCTTCCTGGGTATAAGGTGCTGCAATGTCCCACCGCCCGGCCCAGGATTCACCATCAACATCAGGAACAAAAGTTCCATCCGTAGCGGCTGTGGCCATCATCACACGATTTAACTCATACACTCTATCAGCTGGATAATCAGCAAATTTATGAAGACCCACTGTGGCAAAATTTTCTCTTTTGGTGAGTGGCCCTACTTGTTCACCTTCAGCAATAAACTCACTAGCCCGCATGTTAGATACCGTTTGAGCCTGCTGTGGCAGATGACGCTGTGCCCAATGCTGTAGCACTGAATCCTGTTCCTGTAACAATGTTCAAATAGTTTCCTGCACCAACATAGTATTGTTGCACACTATTACCAGGAACCACCATAGCGTTGGCATACAAGTTACCTGTGGGTGTGGTCATTGCGGCATTTGCAGGAACGCCATTGGCCTGCACATAGGTCAACTGCACCACTGAAACTTGAAAAGTCACATCAGCGTTAGTGGTAGCAATTTCCACTTTGTCTGTGGTCCAGGCCGTATTGCTCACAGAAGTTACAACTTGAATAGCCATTATTTGTTATCCTTATTTAGATCTGCCACATTCACAGGACGGAACAGATTTGTGGTCTGACTCAGCACTCCAGGAATCATAGCAGGTTGGTTACGCACCTCTTGAGGTGTAGGTGCTGGCGGATGTCTTTCCGCCAGTCTACTCATGGTTTCTGCGTATGTTTGAAACTGTTGTGTCATTTTAGTATTTAAAATTGCTCAGTTCTCTCAAGAAGTTCTGTGCCATTTTGTTTTCTTTAACAGGCTCTGGAACATCTTGTGGTGTGGCCAACTTTGATCCTTTGGCCGGCACAGCGGGTTTGTAGTTTTTATCAACTTTGATTGCTGATCCTGGAGCGCTCGATGATGCTTTTTTAACAGGAGCAGTTGGTTCTGGAACATCCTGCGGAGTAGCTGCTGCTTCACTCAAGCCAGCCATTTCCATCATGCGACGTAATGCATCAGTGCCTTCATATCCCATACGATCATCTTGCCCAGCAATTACAGGAATTGTAGTTTGACCAGTTGACTTAGGACCATTCAATCCACCACTATACATCATTGCGTCATCTGTGCCTTCTTGATTGGTAGGGTAGTCTGGCTCGTTGTCTGTAGCATCAGTATCACCATATGCTTCTTGTACTTCATCACATTCGCAATCTGAAGAACCGCATGCAGGGCATGGCTCGTCACCGTGGTCGTGATCCATGTCATGTATAGCAGACATGTCATTGTCCATGTCATGTATAGCAGACATGTCATTGTGTCCTTGTGATCCAAGTCCGGCTGATTTCAACAGCATGGCTAACTGTAGTGCATCTTCATCAGTGGCAGTAACAGTGAGTGTGTTGCTGGGACCTCCATGTGAGTCGTTGTTCATGCTCATGTTTATGCTCAAGGATTCAGAAATCATCTTTTCTACTTCACGATTCATGCTGTCGTAGATGCCCTTGCCGTAGTTAGTTCCGCCGCCCGAGTTAGGTGATGCACTGTCGGCAGCTACTGATCCTGATGTAGTAGTTTCGTCAACTTCTTTTTTCTTCTTGTCTTTTTTCTCGTCGTACTCAATGTCTTTGGTAACTTTCTTACCAGCTTTTTCAGCCTTGTTATCTTCGCTACCACGACGCTTGCCATGAATACCATCTTTTTTCTTTTCGTCGTATTCAATATCTTTGGCAACTTTCTTACCAGCTTTTTCAGCACGGTTGTCTCGCTTGTTAGTAGACTCTTCATCCACTTCCATGTCGTCGTCTTGTTGATTCTGCATGTAGTCATCCACAGCACTCATCATGCTTTCAATCTTGGCCAATTTAGATTGTACCCAT